TTGGTGGCGTTCAGCGCCATCTCGACCACCTCAGCGTCGTCCTGCACGCTCTCGGCGTCGGTTAGCTCGACCATCTCTGCGGGCTTCATTTCCCCGTAGATTATGTCAAGCAGCTTTTGGTGATCGGTAATGGGCGAGTTTCGCACCACGTTGCCCGTGCAAATCATGTAGCGGCTGCTGCTATAAATCTCCACGTTGTCCCGGTGGACGCCGGCGGGGATTCGACCTTTCACGATTATGTGATAGCCGCTCCCAGAGGTCGACCGCTCGGTGTAGCTGTCAAAGGCTTCTAGGATCTTTTGATGCCGGGCCCATTGCTCCGGCGTGGCGGGCCTGCTGGGCTTATTGTCCAGGTCGATGATGGTGTATGGATCCCATTCCGCCAGCACGAAGCCGACGTGCTTGGCCCCGGTTCGGACGGCTTCTTCAAAGCTGGCCCAGGTCGCAGGATCAGTAACCGACGCTGGTTGCCCCGTCCTGGGATTGAGTGGGATTTTATTGTCGCCGGCGACCACCCACTGTGGCAGCGCCCGCAATTCCATGGGGATATTAGACAGCACCTTCAAACCTCCAGTCGCTTGCCACTCAGAAATTCATACAAGCGCTGGACGCGGTTTACAGAGGGATCTCGGATCTCACCGCTGCTAAACTTTTTCAGCCAATAATAGGGAAGGTGTGTTTCTTTATAAATCTCGGGAAGCGTTGCACCACTCTCTTTTAGAAGCAGAAGCGTTCGGTCGTGCAACGACCCTTTGCTGGCCGTAGTTGTCATCATAATCTCCGGGGGTGGTTGGGAAGTCCCGGCCATTATGGGGGATAAGGGGGAGAATTTTCAACCCCGTATTTTAGGTTCCAAATAATGGGTTGCGGGCGTGCGACTCCCTTATATAATGGGCCCACACCAACCCTGAAGGAGTCTAGTTATGAACGATGAACAAGTGGCTTTGCTGGCGGAATGGAGTCACTTCAAGGCCGAGGTCGAACGCCTGGCCCCGACCATCGCCAAGGAGCGAGAGCTGCGCGCCCGAGTCTTCACCGCTTTCTACCCCACGCCGAAGGAAGGCACCAACACCGCCGAACTCCAGGACGGGTGGAAGCTGAAAGGCGTTTACAAGCTGGATCGCAAGATTGACGAGGCGTCGCTCCAGGCCGTTAGCGAACAGCTGCGCTCTATGGGTGTGAACTCGGAAACGTTGGTGGGTTGGGAGCCCAAACTTAAGACGGCGACCTACCGAGAGCTGACCGCAGAGCAGCGCGCCACCTTCGACCAGGCCTTGACGATCAAACCCGGATCGCCTACGCTCGAACTTCTGCCCCCGAAGAAAAAGGATTGACCTGTGGCCTTAAAATTCACCACCACCGACCAGGCGGCCCAACTGCACGGGGTGAAGATGCTGATTTATGGAGTGTCTGGTGTTGGCAAGACGACACTCTGTGCGACGGCCCCGCAACCAATCATCCTGTCGGCGGAGGCAGGCCTGCTGTCCCTTCGGAAGTTCCAGATCCCTGTCATTGAGATCCGCACGGTCGATGATTTGACCGAGGCGCACCGCTGGTGCCAGCAAGCCGCAGAAGCGCGCCAATTCGCCACCGTCTGCATCGACAGCATTACGGAGATCGGAGAGGTCGTCCTCGCCAACGCCAAGAGACAGGTCAAAGACCCCCGGCAGGCCTACGGCGAGCTCATTGAGAAGATGATGACCACAATCAAGGCTTTCCGCGATCTCCAGGGCAAGCACGTTTATATGGCGGCGAAAGCCGAGCCCGTCAAAGACGAGATGACTGGCGTCGTCCGTTATATGGCAAGCATGCCCGGGTCCAAACTGGGCCCGCAGCTCCCTTACCTCTTTGATGAGGTTTTTCGTCTAGGCATCAACAAAACCCCGCAAGGAGAACAATACCGATTCCTTCAAACGCAACCTGATTTACAATACGATGCCAAGGATCGTTCCGGCGCCTTGGATCCCATCGAACCGCCGGACCTCAACCACGTGATTAGCAAAATCCTAGGAGCTATGTAAATGACGCAATTGAACTTCGATGCGCGGACCGTCGATCCGCAACAAACCTTCGAGCCCATCCCGGCTGGCTGGTACAACATGATGATCGTGGAGTCGGAGATGAAGCCGACGTCCAAAGGCGACGGGGCCTACCTGCAAGTCACCCTCAAAGTGGTGGACGGGCAGCACGCCGGGCGGCAGGTCTTCGACCGCATGAACCTGCAGAACCCGAATCCGGTGGCTGCAGAGATTGGCTACAAGCGCCTTTCCGCCTATTGCCACGCGACCGGGGTGATCCAGGTCCAGGACTCGCAGCAGCTCCACGGCATCCCCTTCAAAGCGCGGGTCTCCGTCCGAACCGACACGACCGGCCAGTATGACCCGTCCAACGAGGTCAAGGCGGTCAAGCACATCAACGAGGATACCGGAACCACGGCAGCTCCTGCCGCGCAGCAATGGCAAGCCGCGCCGCCCGCCCAACCTGCGCCAGCGGCCCCAGCGTGGACCGCTCCGCCCCAGCAGCAACCGCCGGCTCAATGGGCCCCGCCGCAGCAACCCACCTTCCAAGCCCCGCAGCAGACGCAGCCTGCTCCTACTGCGGCGGCCCCTTGGACGCAGCAACCGACGGCCCAAGCGGCTCCTGCAGCGGCGCAACCGCCATGGACGCAGCAACCCGCCGCGCAAGCCGCGCCGTCCGCCCAGCCTGCGCCAGCGGCCACCGGGGCGGCCGCTCCGGGGCCGACCCCTCCGTGGGCGCAGGCAAAACAATAAACGTCGTTGCTCCTCAGAACCCGCTTCGGCGGGTTCCCTTCCCTCGCCTAGAATAAAGAGACCACATGCTTTTGACCACCGCACACGGTCGACAGATCGACCTGATGAAAATCTCGGTCGCTGACATCAACATCCAGGACATCGCCCACGGCCTCAGCAACCTGTGCCGGTTTGCAGGCCACACGCGGCAGTTCTATTCAGTGGCGCAGCACAGCGTGCGCGTCGCCCTGTCCTTGCCCCCGGAGTGGGCGCTGAGTGGGTTGCTGCACGACGCCACCGAAGCCTATGTGGTGGACCTACCCCGGCCGGTCAAAGCGTTGCTGCCCGATTACATCGTTCTGGAATCGCGCGTCTGGCGCGCCATCGCCCACCGCTACAAACTCGACCTGCAAGAGCCGAGCATTGTCAAGACGGCGGACAACCGTGCTTTGCGAACCGAGTGGGAAGAACTGATGCCTGGCCCCATGCCTCCGGAATTCGCCGCCCTTCGACCTATCCGGGCGGAGTCCCCAGAACCCCCGGACGTGGCGCGCCGTCGTTTCCTTCGAGTCTTCGATCAGCTCGCTGGGCCGCTGATGGCCTATCAAGAGGGACTACGATGACCCCGCGAATTGCCGCCCAGACGCTGGCGGCCATCTCGGTCGCCATGGAGAAAGATCAAGGCGCACGCTATCGCACGCTACTTCGAGAATTGATGCCGCTAGCGGAGGACGCCTACCGCGGTGAAGAAGATGCATTCCGCTCGCACCTGGGTGCCTCTTTGATCGGGCGAGAATGCGCCCGTGAGCTTTGGTATTCTTTTCATTGGACCACGGCGCCAACTTTTGAAGGTCGAATGCTTCGACTCTTCAACCGTGGGCATCTTGAAGAGCCTCGGATGGTGGCCCTTCTCCGCCTAATTGGTTGCACGGTCTGGCAGTTGGACGAGAACGGCAAACAATTCCGGGTGTCGGGCTACAAAGGGCATTTCGGAGGCAGCATGGATGGGGTGGTCTTGGGCCTGCCCGAGATGCCCGACGAACCTATCCTTGCCGAATTCAAAACGCACAATGACAAGTCCTTCCAGAAGCTCAAGGGCGATGGCGTCCGAGAAGCGAAGCTGGAACACTACGTGCAGATGCAAATCTATATGGGCAAGAACGCCCTGCGATGGGCACTCTACATGGCAGTCAACAAAAATGATGATGACCTGTATGCCGAGCTTGTCGCCTTCGACCGCGAAACCTTCGAGCGGTTCGACCAGCGGGCCGCCGGCATAATTGACGCCCAGGAGGCCCCGCCCCGCATAAGCGAAAGCCCGGGATGGTATAAATGCAAGATTTGCCCCTTCGCCCCGGTTTGCCATGGTGCGGCATTACCGGACGTAAACTGTCGCACGTGCCGATGGTCGACTCCA